GGGTGGTTCAATCAAAAAGGCCCAAATTGCACATATAATTCTTTCAATTGGTAAAACACTTGAACAGAAAGAGAATAATTTAGCAACACTAACTCTTATAAAATCTCGTGTTGGTAAAGATGGCATCATATGGCAAAATTGTAAATTTGATAATCAGTTCTTAATAATTGATACCGAATCACAAAACACACTTCTTGGTCACGAACATCAACAAGAAGAAAAGAGAGCTAACAGAGCGGCGGAAGTATTTAAGAAAGCACAAGAAAGAAAAACAAGAGTATAAATAGAAAAAATATGAGTAGATTATTCACAGAAAGAATACCATTTAAACCATTTGAATATCCTGAATATTATAACGAAGGATGGTTAAAACAGATGCAGGCGTTTTGGTTACATACTGAAATTCCCATGCAAGGTGATGTTAAAGATTGGAATGAAAATTTAAATGAGTCAGAGAAACATTTAGTTGGTAATATTCTTTTAGGATTTGCTCAAACTGAATGTGCGGTATCAGACTATTGGACAGGAATGGTTACCAAATGGTTTCCAAAACATGAGATTAGACAAATGGCAATGTCTTTTGGTTCTCAGGAAACAATTCACTCTATTGCATATTCTTATTTAAATGAGACTTTGGGTTTAGAAGATTTTGAAGGATTCTTACATGATGAAACCATGAAAGAAAGATTTGAATTACTTACCAATACAACAGCAGATTGGTCACCTGAGGATTTAAGAAAAAATCACAAAGCCAGAGTTGAAGTTGGTAAAAGTTTGGCAATATTTTCAGCGTTTGCCGAAGGTGTTGCGTTATACTCTTCATTTGCTGTTCTTTACTCATTCCAAATGAGAAATCTATTGAAAGGGATTGGACAACAAATGAAATGGAGTGTTAGAGATGAATCATTACACTCAAAAATGGGATGTCAATTATTTAGACATATGTGTTTAGAATATCCTGAATTATTAGAAGAAGCAAGAGAGGATATCTACAAAGCCGCTGAAATGATTAGAGATTTGGAACATAAATTCATTGATAAGATTTTTGAAATGGGTGATCTTGAAAATTTAAAGGCGTCAGATCTTAAAGAATTTATCACCAAGAGAATTAATGAAAAACTTGTTGAACTTGGTTATGAACCAACATACAAATTCAATGAAAAGAAGGCATCTGAATTGGATTGGTTTTATCATCTAACAGGAGGTGTAACACACACTGATTTCTTCGCAATCAGACCAACCGACTATAGTAAAGCGGGTGAGGGTGAGAATTGGGATGATATATTTTAATTAAAAAAATTTTATAGTAATATGAAGAACTACGGAGAAGAACTCGGTTGGGAACTCGATGTCGATTTTCCAAACTGGGGAAATACAGAGATTTATGTAAAGACGATATCAAAAGGTTATCTTTTACCAGGAGAGAAACCAAAAGATGCTTATTGGAGAGTAGCAACAACAGTTGCGAAAAGATTGGGTAAACCACACCTAGCAACTAAATTTTTCGATTATATATGGAAAGGTTGGTTATGTTTAGCAACACCTGTTTTGTCTAACACAGGAACAGATAGAGGATTACCAATTAGTTGTTTTGGTATTGATGTGGGTGATAGTATTTTCGAAATCGGAAATAAGAACCTCGAATTAATGTTATTAGCAAAACACGGAGGTGGTGTTGGTATTGGTATCAACATGATTAGACCGGCGGGAGCCAAAATTACCAATAATGGAACATCGGATGGTGTTATTCCATTCATTAAAATTTACGACTCAACAATTCTCGCAACTAATCAAGGTTCGGTAAGAAGAGGTGCAGCATCTGTTAATATTAAAATCGACCATAAAGACTTTGAAGACTTTTTAGAAATTAGAGAACCAAAGGGAGATGTTAATAGACAATCACTTAATTTACATCAATGTGTAGTTGTAAGTGATAAGTTCATGAAAAAATTAGAAGAAGGTAATCAAGAGGCAAGAAGAAAATGGGGTAAATTACTTCAGAAGAGAAAGGCAACTGGTGAACCTTACATTATGTATAAGGGTAATGTTAATAAACAAAATCCTGAAATGTATAAGAAAAACGGATTGAAAGTTCATATGACTAACATTTGTTCCGAAATCGTTCTTCATACCGATGAATCACATTCATTTGTTTGTTGTCTATCTTCTTTGAATCTCGCGAAATATGATGAATGGAAGGATACGGATTTAATTCACACATCAACAATATTTTTAGATGGAGTTTTAGAAGAGTTCATCCAAAGAGCAAAAAATATGAGAGGATTTGACAATGCGGTGCGTTCAGCAGAAAGAGGTAGGGCACTTGGGTTAGGTGTCTTAGGATGGCACACTTACTTACAACAAAAGGGAGTCCCGTTTGAAGGATTAACTGCACAATTTGAAACTCGTAAGATTTTCTCACAAATTAAAATTGAATCTGAAAGAGCAAGTAGAGATTTGGCTAAAGAATTTGGAGAACCACTATGGTGTAAAGAAAGTGGATTTAGAAATACTCACTTAAGAGCGGTTGCACCAACGGTATCAAACTCTAAATTGAGTGGTAATGTAAGTAGTGGTATTGAACCATGGGCCGCTAATGTGTTTACCGAACAAACATCAAAGGGTACATTTATCAGAAAAAATCCCGAATTAGAAAGAGTACTTCGTAAAATTGGTAAAAACACAAAAGAAGTATGGGATCAAATTTTGGCAGATGGGGGTTCAGTTCAAGGATTAGATTTCTTAAATGAATGGTGTTTCTTAGATGGTAAAGTAGTAGAGTGTAATGAGGTTAAAGAAGAGGACAAATTTAAAATGTCATCAGTTAAAGAAGTTTTCAAAACATTCAAAGAAATTAATCAATTGGATTTAGTTAGACAAGCTGGTGTTAGACAACAATATATTGACCAAGCGGTTTCATTAAACTTAGCTTTCCCCGCAACCGCGGACCCTAAATGGATAAATCAGGTTCATTTGGAGGCGTGGAAACAAGGAGTTAAAACTTTATATTACATGAGAACAGAATCAGTATTAAGAGGTGATATTGCGGCTCAAGCAATGAACCCTGATTGTGTTAGCTGTGAGGCATAAAAAGAATGGGTGACTCCCTCAAAGTACTACTGTCGTCAAGGCGTACCTTGAGCATCCAGGTCTCGAGAATACAGGGGGTGAATATCAAGACACAATTTTAAACCCAACTTCGGTTGGGTTTTTTATTTATATAAATTTTATAATAGTTTATATTTATTGATATGGCGGTAACATACGGTATAGACTTTCCATTTAGAAACAGTAATAAAGGAGACTTCCTTAAGATGACAGAAACATCAGAAAGAGAAGTTAGAGCTAACCTTATTCATCTTCTTTTAACAAGAAAGGGATCAAGATATTATTTACCAGATTTCGGAACAAGAATATATGAATACATATTTGAACAAAATGATGTAGTTACATTCAATTTAATTGAAGAAGAAATAAGAGAAGGGGTTAGGAAATACATTCCGAATTTGGATATTAATTCAATAAGAATTGTTCCCGCCGAAAATGACCCCGAAGAAACAAAAACATTTACACAAAACGAAGATGAGAGATTGTTTAGGGTTTCGGATGCATCTTCAAAACCATATACCGCTAAAGTCAAAATAGATTATACGGTTAATGACGGAGCGTTTTCGTCTTCGGATTTTATAATTATCAATATATAATATGTCAAAGAAAATATCATACGCACTAAGAGACTTTGCAGGATTAAGAGAAGAGTTGGTTAATCTTACCAAACAATATTATCCTGATTTAGTAAAAAATACCAATGACGCATCAATATTTTCAGTATTGTTGGATTTAAATGCAGCGGTAACAGATAACCTACATTTTCATATTGATAGGGTTTGGCAAGAAACTATATTAGATTTTGCTCAACAAAGACAATCTCTTTACCATATTGCAAAGACATACGGACTAAAAATACCAGGTAATAGACCATCAGTTGCGTTGTGTGATTTTTCAATTAATGTACCTGTAAGTGGTGATAAAGAAAAAACAGAGTATTTGGGATTACTAAGATCAGGTGCACAGGTATCTGGCGGAGGACAAATATTTGAAACTATTGAGGATATCGATTTCTCAAATCCATTTAACAGTAGAGGTGAACCGAACAGATTAAAAATTCCAAATTTTGACGGAAATAATAAATTAATATCATACACAATTACAAAGAGAGAACCGGTTGTTAACGGTGTAACAAGAATTTTTAGAAAAGTTATTACTGATGTTGAACAGTTACCATTTTTAAAAATATTTTTACCTGAATTAAATGTTTTAGGTGTCACATCTGTAATTCATAAAGATGGAACAACATTCGGTGCCAATCCAACCTTATCTGAATTTTCTTCACCATCAAATAAGTGGTACGAAGTAAAGTCATTAATGCAAGAAAAAGTGTTTGTGCCTGATTCTACTAAAGTTTCTGATAAAGAAAATTTTAAACCCGGTGCATACATTAATGTAAACAATAAGTTTATAACTGAATACACACCTGAGGGATATTTCTTTTTAACATTTGGTAGTGGAAGTGTAAATCCATTAGACAATTTAGACAATTATATAACAGGAGATTTGAAAGTTAATCTTGCATCATATTTGAATAACTTATCACTCGGCTCAATACCTAAATCAAATACAACCATATTCATAAAATATAGAATTGGTGGTGGTAAGGATAGTAATTTAGGAGTAAATGTTATCACAAGTGTGGACAATGTTGATTTTAATGTTAATGGACCAGTATCAACTGTAAACACTCAGGTTGTACAATCTTTAAGAGTTACAAATGTAACACCTGCAATTGGCGGAGCAGATCAACCGACAATAGAAGAGATTAGAAACATGGTTGCTTATAATTTTGCGGCACAAAATAGAGCAGTAACACTTAATGATTATAAATCGATGATTGAAAATATGCCGTCCACATTTGGTGCACCCGCAAAAGTTAATGTAATGGAAGAAGATAATAAGGTTAAAATTAAACTTATTTCTTACGATGATAGAGGCAATTTAACTAATGTTGTTTCGAACACATTAAAAAATAATATCATTGAATATCTTTCTGAATATAGAATGATTAATGATTATTTAGAAATAGAAAGTGGTGAGGTTATCGATTTGGGTATCGAAGTTGATATTTTAGGTGATAAAAATGAAAGTGAAACGGAAATAGTTAGATCGGTAATTGAGAAATCAACACAATATTTCTCAATAGAAAAAAGAAAAATGGGTGACCCACTTTTTGTTGGTGAATTGTTTAAGGAAATAGGTGACCTCGCTGGTGTTGTTAGTGTTGTTGCAATTAGAGTATATGGTAAAGTCGGTGGTGAATATTCAACTAACGAGGTTTCAGTTGCATATGTGGATTCTATAACAAAAGAGATTTCACAATCTGATATGACAATTTTCATGAAATCTAATCAAATACCTCAAATTAGATTCCCAAATAAAGACATCAAAGTAAGGGTAAAACCTTTAGTTTCGACTACATTCTAATTTGAAAATTTCTTATATTAAATTGGAAATTAGTATTGTTTCTATTTATTATAAGAATGACACAAAAACATAGAATATCCACAAATATTGGTAGGGATCAAGTTGTAAAAGTCGAATTAAAACAAGACTTTGATTTACTTGAAATACTATCTTTAAAATTCACACAAAAAGAAGTCTATACTTCACTTTGTGCTGATTATGGTGTGGTTGTTGGTAGAATATCAGTTAATAATGGTTTAGGTGTACCCAATGCTAAAATCTCCATTTTTATACCACTAAGTGATGAAGATGCAAATGATCCTGTGGTTTCATCATTGTATCCTTACAGATCAAGTACTTCAGATGTAAATAATGATGGTCTTAGATATAATTTATTACCATCAAGAAAACAACACGGAGGACACCAACCGACAGGTACATTTCCTGATCAATCCGATATTTTAAATCGAGAAGAAATTCTTGAAGTATATGAGAAATATTACAAATATACCGTTAAGACAAATAGCTCAGGAGATTTTATGATATGGGGTGTACCTGTGGGTACACAAACTTTACATGTTGATGTTGACTTATCCGATATAGGATGTTTTTCATTGAGACCTGATGATTTTATAAGACAAGGTCTTGGTGTCGATGCATTTAAAAATACATATTCATTTAAATCTTCTTCGGATTTAAATTCGTTACCACAAATTGTAAGTTTTGATAAAACTATAGAGGTTTATCCATTTTGGGGAAATGAAGATTTATGTGAAATTGGTATAACAAGAACAGATTTCGATTTATCCGACAGAGGTGTGGTAATAGAACCTAAAGCATATGTCTTGGGTTCTGTATTTAGTGATCAAGGAAACAACACATTAAATAAGAATTGTAGTGTTAGACCTGACATGGGCACTAAATGTGGATTAATTTCTGAAAATGCAATAATTG